ATTCCGTTATACATCAACGAACAAACTGATGAAGAGGGAAAAGTTATTTCTCGTGAAATTAACCCGAAATTCGTTGAATTCCAAAACGAATTTAATGCATTACTAGAAGAAACTCGCGAATTAGAACACAAAGGTTTCAAATTAGAAGAACTGGAATCAGTAGAATCATCAGATAACTACCCAGTGTTCTTCAAATTGATAAAAGTTGATGAATAAAATATCAGAAATATTTCAGGCGTGGGTAGCTGCGGCTAATCCCACTTCTGAACAACAACTGATAGCTGAATACAGATCATCTATATGTGACATATGTGATAAAAAAACATATATAACTGCTATTGCTTCATTTATTTGCAGTGAGTGTGGTTGTCCACTTTCTAAAAAGGTATTCAGCCCAAAACCAGGACCTAAAGCGTGCCCATTAGCTAAATGGGAAAAATAGTTATGGCAAAATTAACACAAGAAGAATTACAACAAATTAAAGATCTTCAGTCAAAGTACAATCAAACTTTATTTGAAATTGGTGTCACTGAGGCACAAATAATTGCACTTAAAGATCAATTAGAAAAACTAGAAAATAATAAAAGTAATTTATTTAAAGATCTAGTAACAATTGAACAAAAAGAATCAGAATTAACTGCAACTCTTCAAACAAAATACGGTCAGGGTAGTATTAATACAGAAACAGGTGATATTTCACCTATTTGATAATATTTCTGTGGTTTGTGGTGGTTTTTGGATATTTATTATTAGGTTAATCCTATTAAATTTCAAAAATAATTAATATAAAATGGCAGAAAAGATTTTATCTCCTGGTGTATTTCAAAATGAATCTGATCAATCATTAGTTCAAAGAGGTATACAAGGTACAGCAACAGCAATTGTTGGTCCTACAGTATTAGGCCAACCATTTATTCCTACTTATGTTACTTCTTATAGCGAATATGTATCAAAATTTGGAGAATCATTTAAAAGTGGTAGCTATTACTATGAATATTTTACATCATTAGCCGCTAAGGATTTTTTCCAAAATGGTGGACAAACATTATTAGTAACTAGAATTATTAGTGGTTCAGCTAATGTTAGTACTTATGCACAAGCTACAGTAGGTGCTTTTAATTTAACTGGTAGTTCATTTACACTTGAAACTTTAGCTTGGGGTGATCAAATGAATAACACTTCTAGTGCTGTTAGTGGTGCTTTAGCAAGTGGTAGTTCAATTAACGTTCGCTACGAAATTACACAAGTAAATACTGGTAGTGGTACATTTAGTTTAGCTATTCGTCAAGGTAATGATAATACTGCTCAACCTAATTATATTGAAACTTTCCCTAATTTATCATTAGATCCATCATTACCAAACTTTATTTCTCGTGTAATTGGTGATAATAAACCAATTTATCGTGTAGATGCTGATAATGAACCATATATAGATTTTACTGGTTCTTATGCTAATGCTTCTCAATATGTACGTATTAAATCAGTAACTCCACAAATAGATTCAATCGATAATAACGGTAACTTTAAATCTGCTCAATATAGTGGTTCATTACCAGCATTAGGAAGTGGATCATTCCATGGTTCATTTAGTGGTGGTGTAGCTGCAACAACAGCAGAACAAAAAATGAACGAAACTATTACAGCAACTAATATTCAAGGATTTTCTGGTTCTGATTACCAAACGGCTTTTAATTTATTAGAAAATAAAGATGATTTTAGATTTAATGTGTTGTCTGCACCTGGTCTTACTTTAGGTAGTGGTGGTGTTTCCTCTTTTATTTCAACTTGTGAAGATAGAGGTGATGCTATTGCCATTGTAGATACTGTATTATATAATCAAACTGTAACTGCTGCTACAACTGCTACTGCTGGTCAATCAAGTAATTATGCTGCTGCCTATTGGCCTTGGATTCAAGTATTTTCAAGCGCTTTAGGTAAAGCAGTTTGGGTTCCACCAACTACAGTAATTGGTGGTGTTTATGCATTTAATGACCAAGTTGGTGCTGAATGGTTTGCTCCAGCAGGTTTAAATCGCGGTGGTATTCCTTCAGTATTAAAGGCTGAAAGAAAATTAACTCAAAATGATCGCGATTCATTATATAATTCAAACGTTAACCCATTAGCTACTTTCCCTGGAGAGGGTGTAGTAGTATTTGGTCAGAAAACTTTACAACGTAAAGCTACATCATTAGACCGTGTAAATGTTCGTCGTTTATTAATTGCATTAAAAGATTTCATTGGTCAAGTAGCTAATAACTTAGTATTTGAACAAAATACTAATGTAACACGTAATAGATTCTTAGCCCAAGTTAATCCTTATATGGAATCAGTAGTACAAAGACAAGGTTTATTTGCTTATAGAGTAGTAATGGATGATACAAATAATACTCCTGATGTAATTGACCGTAACCAATTAGTAGGTCAGATTTTTATCCAACCAACTAAAACTGCTGAATTCATTATATTGAATTTCAACATATTACCAACTGGCGCTACATTCCCTGCATAAAGGAATATAGTTGCTAATATTTATTAATAGTAAATAAAATATAACATAAAATGCCTGTATTAGACGCTAACGAAATAATGTTTACAGCCTTTGAACCAAAAGTTCAGAACCGCTTTATCATGTATATTGATGGTATTCCAGCTTACTTAATTAAAAAAGCTGCTGCTCCTGGATTTGAAGCTGGTGAAATTATTTTAGATCATATTAACGTTTACCGTAAAGTAAAAGGTAAAGTTAAATGGAATGATATGTCTTTAGAATTATACGATCCTGTAACTCCATCAGGTGCTCAAGCTATAATGGAATGGGCTCGTTTAGCACACGAATCAGTAACTGGCCGTGATGGTTATTCTGACTTTTATAAGAAAGATTTAACATTAGATATTTTAGGTCCAGTGGGTGATGTAGTAGGCGAATGGATTATTAAAGGTGCTTATTGTAAAACAGCAACTTTTGGTGAATATGATTGGGCTAGTGAAGCTGCAATCAACTTATCAATAACAGTAGCTATGGACTATTGTGTCCTTAACTTCTAATTCCTCCCTCATATTTCTTTTTTAAGGCGTCTGCTTTGCAGACGTCTTTCTTTTTCGTATATTTATATATATAACAATAAAATAGTTTATGGCTGAATTAAAAATTCCAACAGAAACAGTTACGTTACCTTCTAAAGGTTTACTGTACCCAGAAACATCACCACTAGCTAAAGGTGAAATTGAAATGAAATACATGACAGCAAAAGAAGAAGATATTCTTACTAATGCTAACTATCTTAGAAATGGTACTGTATTAGATAAATTACTACAGGCTCTTATTATTACACCAATTGATTATAATGAATTGTTAGTTGGTGATAAAAATGCAATATTAATTGCTGCTCGTGTTTTAGGTTATGGTAAAGACTATAATTTTAATTATAATGATAGAGAAATTACTGTTGATCTATCTAAATTAGAAGATAAAGCAATTAATGAATCATTGTTTAAGCGCGGTATAAACGAATTTGCTTTTACTTTACCACACTCAAATAATAATATTACTTTTAAATTATTAACACACGGTGATGAACAAAAAATTGATGCTGAGATTAGAGGTATGATGAAAATAAGCCCAAATGGTTCATTTGATGTTACTACTCGTTTAAAATATATAATTACTTCTGTTGAAGGTAAACGCGATGCTAAAGATATTCGTGATTTTGTAGACAATTACTTAATTGCTAAAGATGCTAGGGCATTACGTGAATACTATAATTTAATTTCCCCTGATGTTAATATGAAATACATCCCAGAAGATTCAGATTATGTAAGGGAGGGCATAGATATCCCAGTATCTCTTAACTTTTTTTGGCCTGACGCCGGAGTATAGACCTTATTTATTTTCCCAAATACATGAAATAGTATTCCACAGCCAAGGTGGATATGATTGGGACACTGTTTATAATATGCCTCTTTGGCTTCGTAAATTTACATTTGAAAAATTAAAAGAATATTACGAAAAACAAAAAGAAGAAGCTGAAAAACAGCAAAACATGTTAAAAAATAAATCAAGTAAAGAAATATCGCGACCAAACGTAACGCCGTCAAAACCAACATATATAGCTAAAGCGCCTAAGAAATAGGCGCTTTTAATATTTA